GACATCTATATGGTGGAACTGGTGCCAATGTAACATTAGGTCAATATAAATTTACAATCTCTACTGAAACATCTGCATCAATGACAAATAAAGTTCGTGCTATGGGAGAAGAGAATTTCCAGATGGGACAGAACTGGGGTTATTGTTTGGGTAACTACGATGACCAACAAAATAATCACACAATCAAATATGATTACTCGACTGATGCTCAGCTTGTTCTTGGAAGTGCATCAAGACCAAAGGGTCACACTGGACAATCTTCTGCTGCAGCGTTTTCAGCAGCTGCATCAATAACAGCAACATACTACGCAGGATCGTAAAATGGCATTTTATCTTGGCTCAAGTAAAGTCTTAGACACTTCTGGTTCAATATTTCCAATTCCTCTGTCGAATGGATATGACAGAGGTACTTCAATGTATAACAATGGAACCAATGCATACTTTGCTTATCCTGGAAATCCCAACGAAACCATTGGTGGAACTTTCGAAACTAGAACTATTCTAACTCATGGATTTGTTTGTGGTGGATATAAAAATTCTAATCCATGGAGAACTGTTCACAAATGTTGGCATGCCACTGATATAACTTTCAGTTGTGGAGAACAATTAACAGCACCAATGGCATACTGTGATGCTGTGTTCAGCGATTACAATGGATATGTATTTGGTGTTGGTGGATACGGATCATATGCTCAAACAGCATCAATTAACTTACACACTGGTCAAGCAAGAAATAGATTTTCAAATTTAAATAATGGTGATGGTGGAACTCATGGCTTGTTTGGTTCGGCTTCAATGCCTTACGGATATGGTGGCAATGACGCAAATGCGCCTGCAGGTGCTGGCTCTGCTGGTCAAGATGATCCAGCAAGACAAAGTATCACTTATGGCACTTTAGCAGCAAATACAGCCAGCACAGACATTTATATAGCTTCTGGTGTTGGTGGTTGGGCTATGAATGTGCAACGAGATGGTTGCGGTGCAGCAACAAATCAAACTGGACAAGAAGGATATGTAACTGGCGGTGGATCTTCTGTAACTAATAGATTACACTTTGGTACTGAAATAATGTATACTACTACTGATTCTGGTATGAGTGGAAACTATGCGTCTGGTGCTTGCGGACAAGTCGATGGATTTTTTAATGTCGCTGGCACTAAAAAATATTTAACATATTCGAACCAAGCATGGAGTACATACTCTGGAACTCACAGCACTGATGGTCATGGTAAGTGGCTGTCAACTAAAAAAGGTTGGCACTATATTGGACAAGGTAGTAACACTTCATCTTCATCATTTACTAAATTTAGTGAATCAACAAGAACAGATTTATCAACCACTCTAAGTCGTGGATTTAATGCTGGTGAAGAAAATCATCACATGGGTCAAGATAAAGGTTATTGTCTTGGTGAGTATGACGGACAACAAAATAACAAATCTTGGTATGTAACATATTCTACTGATACAGTAACTTTATTGGGTGCTGCAGGTAGACCAAAAGGTCACTACGGTATGTCTTCAGCTGGTAGTGTTTCAGCAGCTGCTTCTGTAACTTCTTCGAGAGCGGTATAACTATGGCATTTAAAATTGGATCTACAAATTGGATTGGTGGAACTAACCCAGTTCTTCCGTTACCATCAGCTACTACTCGTGGCGCACAGTTAATGACAAATGGAACACTTGGTTTCTGGTCATATCCTGGAGAAACAGTTGCTGGTAATATTGGTAACACTTTCGAAACTCGAACTATCATAACTCATGGTTATCAAGCTGGTGGATACAAGGGTGGTAATCCTTGGAGATCAGTCAACAAAACTTGGCACTCAACAGACATTACAGTTTACTGTGGTGAACAACTGCAGTATGCTTGTGCGTATCAAGAAGGATATTTTTCAGATTATAACGGATATGTTACTGGAGCACAAGGTGGCTCAGACGGATCTGAAGATGGCAGTAGCAGTCCACCAGGTGAAACATCAAAGCGAACAGTCAGTGTAAATTTACATACTGGAATGGGAAGATCTCGAGATAGAGATGTTCGTGAATCTTACTCTACATTTGGATTTGGTTCAGGTGAAAACGAATCTGGTTCTGCAATTTCTCAGGGTGCTGGCGATGCAGCAGTTGGAGTTATTGGTGGTTGGGATGGATCAATCAGAAGAAACTTCTGTGCTGCAGCAACAAATCAAATGGGTCAAGTTGGGTATGTAGCTGGAGGTAGTTTGGCTGCAGGTGCCACTAACACTACAGATAAAATGCACTTTGGTACTGAAATTATGTACTCAACTACAGCTTCCCCTGCCAATGGAGCTTCTGCTGGTTGTAGTGGCGAAACTAGAGCATATTGGTCTTTTGGTGGAACAAAAAGATATATGACATACTCTAATGACACCTTTACAGCGTGGACTACTGCTGCTTCACCTGATGGATGGGGTAAGTTTCTGTGTACCAAAAAAGGATTCCACTATGGTGGAACTGGGACTAGTTCTACTAGCGCACAACAAATTAAATTTAATGAATCAACTGCAACAGATATCGGATCAGCTTACAATCGAGTAAGAGCATACTCAGAAGAAAATAATCAAATGGGTCAAGAATGGGGTTATGTGGTTGGACATCACGATGGTCAACAAACTAATCATACAATTAAAATCTTGTATTCAAACGATGCAATGTATTCAATGGGTTCTGCCACTAGACCAAAGGGTCACTTTGGAACATCTTCAGGTGTTTGTTGGTCTGCTTCATCATCAGTCACTGCACAAAGACAGTCATAAATAGATTATCAAGAGGATAAAAAATGAAATACTTTTTAATTAGAACAGGTTATTTGGAACAAAATATTGTAGCACAGGGTGGTGGTGATCCAAACCTAGAGGCTTCGGAAAAATTCCAGATTCATGATGTTTCTTGTTTTGAAATGTCAGACACATTATTCAATACACTAAGACCAAGCTGGGATTGTCGTATTGTAGAATTGCCATATGAGCAAGCACATTGGGGTAGTTTGTTCTTCTCGGAAATTAGAACAGTTGGTAAGATTACAGAAAAATCAAAAGGTATTTGGACTCAACCTGCTAAAATTCCAGTTGATATTACTCCAGAACTAATTAGTTACATTGTTGCTTTTATGAAAGCTGTTGCGCTCGAAATTATTAATCAAGAATTCGATCGTCGTTTTAAAGAGTTTATGGGTGTTTCTTTGGTTGAAAAAGAATCTTGGGAAATTCAGAAACATGAAGCAAGAGAATGGTTGGCTGATCAAGTGAACAGTCATACTCCATTTTTAGATTATCTTGCGCAAGAACAAGAAATTGATAAGACTGAGTTAGCGAATAAAATCCTAACTAAAGCAGAACAATATGCTGACAGTCTTTCTGATATGTTGGTGGTGTATAAAAAACTTATCAAAGAGTTTAAAGCACCAACAACTGTATGGGATCTGAATATTTTATATGAAAAATATTTGGGTGTTTTTATGCCTGATACGCAGGCAGTGCAAATTCCTGGTTGGACTGTCTCTGAAACAGACGCAACTAGAACTACTGAGGTGAAGATACATGAATACAACTTCTGATTTGATTGATACAAATAACATTGTGTCAAGTGATGTGCTACAGATTAATGTCGCTCAAGATTTTAAAGACAGATATTCTTTTAAAGATTATGATTTAGATATTATCAAATCATCGATTCACGCTAACATGGGTATGACTGAATACCAATGTCAGCAATTTGTTACAAACTCGCAGTTGACTCCATATAAAATGGTTCGTCAAGCATTGCTAGAAATTGAAACTCGCTACCATGCTTATACTGAGATTCGTAATAGTCTTCGTAAATGCCAAATTCATCGCAAAATGATGGCAAGAACGATCGAAAATACTCCAGATGAGTTAGAGAAAGAGTTGCTGCAGATCGACTTGGAAAAATTAGATTATGATATTACAATCTATCAAAGAAAGTTTGCTCAGTCTGAAAGCGAGATGAAAGCATTTATTGATGTTGTAAAGAAATATGCTAAAACTGAAGAAGAGTTAGCACCATATCTTGAACTAAACGAAGAAGAAGAGAAGAAGTACTGGGTTGCTCGTATGGGTAAACAAGCTGCTCTTGATATTCTTGCTTTTGGTCGAATTGGTTCTGGTAATATGGACTCCATCGCTATGATGCCTTCCGAAGATCAACTAAATACTTTACAGTTAGCTGTTCAATATTCTGGTTTGATTAATGCTGGTTTGCATAAAGTTTCTTTAGGTGTGCAAGAGCAAGTGGATCAATATTTGGAAGCAAATAATACTACAATTCCTCAACTATTAGATAATGTATACAATGCGAAATCCCTCGAAAGTCTTCAGCTTACCGCTAAACCCAAAGTTGACGGAGAAACAATTTAACGAATTTATTTCGTTTGTTGTTCGCTACAAAGACTACATCTCCGACATTTACTTCACTTCACGCATAGCTCCCTTTGATCAGGATGCTATGGGTGATGTGTTTGTTATACATGACGCTGATGCTAAGTATTCAATTGATGCTGCATTACACATTCAGCGATTAACTAAGATACCAGTATCAGCGACATTTAACAATGTCACAGTTCCCCCAACTCAACGAAACCTAGACAAGTTCATTAAGAACTTTCGACCTCTTTACGAGGCAGGTGTTCGTTCAGCTACGATTCCTCACACTCATTGGGTGGCGACAGGAAAGATTCAAGCTGAATTCCCAGAACTCTTTATCAAGAATACAATTCTTCGAGAAGTCACACAGGCTAACGAAGTTGTAGGATTAGCTAAAGCTGGGTTTCACTACATCAATTTAGATCGTGATTTGATGAGAGACAGAGATAGTCTTTTGAAGATTATAAAGGCTAAAAAGCATTGCGAAGATATTGGTCTTCCAGTTAAGATTTCTCTTTTAGCTAACGAAGGTTGTGCTGGTGGATGTCCTGTTATGACTGAGCACTACGAGTATAACTGTAATCGAACTAAAGAAGATCCACAGTATTTTAATTCTCCGATTGCTAGAGTTTCTTGCCAGAAATGGGACTATGAAGATTCAGCGATCATGTTGAAGACTGCCAACTTCACTCCATGGAAAGAAGACTGGGATGAACTACTAGATCTAGGTATCGATACAATCAAAATGCATGGCAGAGAATCTGCAGCTAGATTGTACGAATCTATGGACATCATTTCTAAGTATGCAAATAATGAAGAGATTCTATTTGCTGGATTTGAAGAGTATCTAGAGGATAATAATCTAGTAGAAAAACCAATCAATGCATGGCGCAAGATTATCAAGAACTGTAAGTTCGACTGCTGGGATTGTAACTTCTGCGATAAGGTTTACGAGTCCAAAGGTGGACAAAAGTTATCTGCCAAAGTAACTAAAATGGTAGAAGTTTTAGCATATCACGATAATCCTACGATTGAAGACTTTGGAATTCCTGGACTAACTTCTTCGAGAATGCAGAAGCTGATTAAATCGATTGCCTCTAATTCAAATAAATATCTTGAAGTGGGAAGTTTCTTGGGATCGACTGGGGTTGCAGCACTTTCTTGTAATACTCTGAAAGAAGCTCACTTTGTTGATCATTGGAAAGAGGATATACAACCTCAAGTTGGTGATGAACTTCCTAAGACAAATAAAGAAACATTTATAGAAAATGTCCGCAAATATAAAGGTTCTACTGCCTGTAAGGTATATGATACGGATATGTATGCGACCGACCTAACCAACATAAAGGATATTGATTTCTTTTTCTATGATGGTCCACATGATGAAATAAACACCAGAAAGGCTGTAGAATACTTTGCAGAAACTCTAGCAGAAGAGGCTGTAATCGTATTTGATGATGCAAACTGGGAAGGTGTAGTTTCTGGGGCAAAAGCTGGTTTAGCCAAAGCCAAGCTGAATGTATTATTCGAGAAGATCTGGATTAATTCAGTCGAGTCTAAAGACGAATGGTGGAATGGATTCTTCTTAGTAGTAGTTAAGAAGTAACTCATAAGAAACCCAACATGGTTATTATCCATCATTTCTGAGGTTTAGACAACTCTAAAATACTTGCAGTCTCCAGAATTATAAATAACATATAAAGCTGGAGACTTCTAATGGCAACCATATCAAATTTAGTGATCGATCAGGGTACTACCTTCAGTAGTATCATAACACTCACTAATCAAGACGGAACAGCTATGAATCTGACTGGTTACACAGTCGCAGCGCAATTCCGCAAGTCATATCAATCTTCAACATTTACGAATTTTACTGCATCTATATACGATGCCCTCGCAGGAAAAGTTAGATTACAACTTAGTCCTGCTGCTTCAACTGGTATTAAAGCAGGTAGATACCTGTACGATATCGAATTGACCTCTCCAACAAACGAGAAATCTCGTGCCTTAGAAGGTCTTGTTATACTCACACCTGAAATTACAAGAAGTTAAACATGAGTGACATAACAGCAACAGTTCTAACTAACGAACTAATTACTACACAAGTAGACACAATAGGCAATCCTATTGTTTATGCTGTAGGTATACAGGGTGCGTCAGCCTCTAGTTCTTCAATCTCTGGATTGGGAGATGTAGACGCATTGTTACCTAGTAATGGTTCTGTATTAGTATACAAAACAATCACCTCTAAATGGACTGCCACAACTACACTAGATGCGCAGAATATGGAAGGTGGAGAATTTTAACGGAGAAATAAAAGATGGCATCTATTATTCGCATTAAGCGTTCATCAGTTAGCGGAAATCCTAGTACGCTTGGTGCTGGTGAATTAGCTTACTCAGCACTAACCGACAACGGATCAAATGGTGGTGACAGACTTTACATTGGTATAGGTTCAGAAACTGCAGGTAATGCAGCGAACCACTTTGTGATTGGTGGTAAGTATTTTACCGACATGCTGGATCATACTCCAGGTGTTCTTACTGCATCGTCTGCTTTAGTAGTTGACTCTAATAAAAAGTTAGACGAATTACTAGTTGATAACTTATCGCTAAATGGTAACACAGTAAGTAGTGCCTCAGGTAATCTTATATTATCTGCTGCCAGCAATATGATTCAACTGGCTTCAGGCAACTATATTGCTGGTGGTAGTTTTGATGGCAGTAGTGTTATACTCGCCGACACAACCGCAGACTTAAAACAGTTAAGAGGTGGTAGTGTAAATCTAGTAGTAGGTGCAAGCGGAACAGCAACTAGCACTGTAACTCTAAACAATAATGGCAATTTAACAGTTCCTGGAACTATTAACACTTTAAGTAATGGTGATTTAACTCTTGCTCCAAATGGTACTGGTAAGTTAGTTCTTAACAATCCATACATTGGTGGAACTTCTGTATCTCTTGAAGAATTCATCTTTGACACAGTTGGTGGTGCGGTAACTGCTGGTACTGGTATTACTATTACCAATTCTGATGTTGGCAATAGTTCTACTGTTTCTATTACTAATACTACTGTTACTGCAGGTAGTTATGGTTCTTCTAGCGCAATCCCAACATTCACTGTTAATGCCCAAGGTCAACTAACTGCAGCAAGCACAGTTTCTCTTGCAACTTCTTTAAGTATTGCTGGTGATTCTGGCACAGATACTATTGCTCTATTAACTGATACGCTAACATTTACTGGTGGCACTGGTATTACATCTAGCGTAAATTCTGGAACAAATACAGTAACTTTTGATATTGATTCAACTGTTGCTACTCTAACTGGAACTCAGACTCTTACTAATAAGACTCTGACTTCTCCAATCATTAGCACTATTAGTAATACTGGTACACTAACTTTACCAACTTCTACTGATACATTGGTTGGTCGTGCCACTACAGATACTCTTACAAATAAGAGCATTGACCTTACCAATAATACTCTTACTGCTACTTCTGCTCAACTTAGAACTGCAGTAACAGATGAGACTGGTACTGGTGTTTTAGTATTCGCTACTAGTCCAGAGTTTACTACTAGCGTAACAACTGGTTCTGCAACCTTTGGTGTATTCAATACAAATGCTACCACTATTAATGCATTCGGTGCAGCTACTACAGTAAGTATCGGTGCTTCTTCTGGCACTACTACAGTCAATAATGATTTAAATATAGCCACTGGTAAAGTATTTCAAATTGCTGGCACTAATATTTTATCTGCGACTGGCTTAGGTAGTTCTGTTGTATCGTCATCACTTACTAGCGTTGGTACTATCGCAACTGGTGTGTGGCAAGGTACTGATGTTGGTGTTGCATACGGTGGTACTGGTACTTCTGATGGTTCTATTACTGGTACTGGTGCGCTAACTTTCACTGCTGCTTCTGGTAACAATGGTGTTAATTTGGTTCCAACTGGAACTGGTACTGTTGATGTTGCTAACAAGCGTATTACTTCTGTTGCTGAACCTACTCAAGCAACTGATGCTGCAACTAAGAACTATGTTGATGCTGTTAAGACTGGTCTTGATGTTAAAGATTCAGTTCGTGTTGCAACTACTGCTTCTTTATCTGCTACATACGCAAATGGTTCTTCTGGTGTTGGTGCAACTCTTACCAACTCTGGAACACAAGCTGCGCTAACTATTGATAGTATTGTTCTTTCTGTTGGTGATCGTGTTCTTGTTAAAGACCAATCAACTGCTCTACAGAATGGTTTCTATAAGGTTACCACTGCTGGTACAGTTTCTACAAACTGGGTATTGACTCGTTCTACTGATGCCGATGAAGATTCAGAAGTAACTCCAGGTGCGTTTACTTTCGTTGAAGAAGGTACTAATGGTGGTAACAATGGTTATGTATGTACTAATACTGGTACAATCACTATTGGTACTACTGGTATTTCGTTCGTTCAGTTCTCTGGTGCTGGTTCTGTTATCGCTGGTGATGGTTTAACTAAAACTGGTAATACACTAAATGTAGTAGGAACTTCAAATAGAATTAGTATCAGTGCAGATGCAGTTGATATTTCTGCATCTTATGTTGGTCAATCATCAATTACTACTCTTGGTACTATCGCTACTGGTACTTGGCAGGGTGATGTGGTTGCTGGTCAATACGGTGGTACTGGTGTTGCAAATACTGGTAAAACAATCACTCTTGGTGGTAGTTTCACCCATACTGGTGCTCATACCCTTGGCTTAACAACTACTGCCAATACTTCTGTTACTCTACCAACAGGTGGCACTCTTGCTACTTTAGCTGGTACTGAAACCTTTACCAACAAGACTTTAACTTCACCAACTATTAATGCTGGTACATTGTCTGGTACATTTACTGGTAGTTTCACTGCTTCTGGTGTTCCTACATTCTCCAATACGACTGATGCAACTAGCACTACTGCTGCTGGTGTGATTATGTCTGGTGGTCTTGCTCTTGCAAAATCAATGTATGTTGGTATTAACATTACTGGTGCAGGTGCAGCAACTTCTACTCTCGATGGTTTCAACATCGATGGTGGCACTTACTAAAGTGTTATAAATACTTGGTGGGTGAAATTCCCACCCCAGTATATACTGGTTGTTTTTAATTCTACATAGAATAGGTTATTATGGCTAACACAGTCGTTCTTAAACGCTCTGCTGTATCTGGCAGGGTTCCATCTACAGGCGATCTCGCATTAGGCGAAATTGCAATCAACACATATGATGGTAATCTATTCTTCAAAAAAGACAACGGAACTGCATCTGTTGTATCTGTAGCCACTCTTACTGGCTCACAAACCCTAACAAATAAAACCCTATCTTCACCTACCATTACAGGAACATTAACTGTTGCTAATGGAGTGGGCACTAATGGACAGGTTTTAACTTCCACAGGATCTGGTCTTAGTTGGACTACATTTAGTGTTAGTACTTTAGATAGTCTGACTGATGTAACAATAAATAGCCCTCAAGCTCAACAGGTTTTAAAATATAACGGCTCTCAGTGGGTCAACTCAGACAATGATGTAGCTGTTGCTTCTGCTGTATTTGCTGCACAAGCACAAACAGACTTAGGTTATACATATGAGAGCGTTGTGTTCTCAGAAGATCTTGAATATGTATACAACACTGCCACATTCTTATATGACTTGGGTCAACTAAGACTAGATGGTATTGTTTCACTTGAAAACCTAGACCAATCTGTGAAAGCGGATTATATCGCTTACTCTATTATTTTCGGATTCTAAAAGGAATATAAATGGCTCGCCAACTGATTGAAAAATATGTTTTTACTCCAGGAACTGCCAACAATGGTACATTAAAGTTTCCTGGAAAATGTGACGAAACTCGTCTATTGATTATTGCTAATAAAACAAAACAAGATAACATTTATGCTCTTGGCGATTCAACTAGATCTGGTTCAGTTTCTTATAACCCAGATGATAATACTACATTCTTTACAGAACAAGCTGGTGTTACTACAGTAACATTTAATAAAGACACATCGTTGATGTTGTCTACAGATAAAATTTCAATCTATGTAGATGCCCCAGCGAATGTGGGTAACATCATTAGACCTTATGCGATGGGTGTTGATGCCATTGAAAGAATGCGTGTATCAAACCCTCAGTCATTAATTGATGCTGACTTTGAATATGGTCTTCAGCCTACTAAGTGGCAGAACTATGCTGACATTCGAAATGTTCCTGGAATTTATGAAAAGCCTGGACTAGATATTTTCTTGGCTGATGTTATTACTGGTGGACAATCTCCTTCAGTCATTACAGTAACTACAACTGTTCCTCATGGTCTTGCAGTAAATGATGCTGTTATCTTACATGGTTTAGGTAATACTCCAGCATATGCTCGTGCTGAAGGATCGTTTATTGTAGCTTCTGTACCGAATTCTCAGACATTTACATATTTCGCAAAGGGTGTTGTTGGTGTTTATCCAAATTCACTAAAGACTGGTGCTACATATGCTCGTCGTGGTGGCTTTTACACAGGCAGTTCATTACCAATTACTTCTATGGTTTCCGATGAAGCCAACCCATCCGTTATCACAGTAACTTGTTCTGCTAACCACGGACTAGTTCCAGGATCCCCATTAGTTGGTATTTGTACATCTGGTGGAGTAAACCACGCACTGTTGTCTGGAAATTTCTTTGCAGAAACAGTTCCAACTTCTACTACTTTTACTTTTACTGCTCGTGTTGGTGGTGCAGTTCTTGAGAGTAATTTAATTAGCAGTTCGATGTATACTCGTTCTGACGCATCCGTTATTCATAGACCATTTGATGGTGGTGTTACTTTGAGTAACTTCTTGCCATCTCATGGAGCTTCTATTGCTCGTCAAACTAAAAAATACATGCGTTACCAATCAGGTAAGGGTGTTCTTTGGAGTTCAGGTGTTGCGTTGAATCCAGTTATCAACCTAGACCAAATTTCTGCGAATGCTACCTCAATTGGATCTACTATTACTGTTACAACAGAAGTTGATCATGGACTACAAGTTGGTGCTCAGGTTTTAATTAGTGGAGTAGTTACCTCTGGATATAATGGCACATATGGTGTCAACACCATCGTAAATGAAAATACTTTCACTGTCATTGCTGGTAATGTTTTGGGAACAACATCAGCAGTTATTACAAATATTCCTCGTGTTACTTTAAAGAATTGGGCTGGTGCTTCAGTTCGTGTTGGAGCATTTGATGATCAAAACGGATTGTTCTGGGAATATGATGGTCAAGAATTAGCTGTTGTTAAAAGATCGTCTACATTTCAGTTATCTGGATTTGTTACAGTAACTCCTGGATCTCAATCAGTTACTGGCAATTCATGTAGATTCACCCAACAGTTGCAAGTGGGTTCTAATGTCGTTATTCGTGGGATGACATATAAAGTTGGTTCTATTACTGACGATAATACTATGACAGTTAACCCAGAATATCGTGGAGTTAATACTTCTACCAACATTAAAATATCTGCGATTATTGACACTCGTGTTCCTCAATCTGAATTTAACATTGACAAATTAGATGGCACTGGAGTATCAGGTTATAAAATTAATTTGAACAAGATGCAGATGATGGCAATTTCTTTCTCTTGGTATGGTGCTGGTTTCGTAGACTTTATGTGTCGTGGACCAGATGGCAATATGATTGTTGCACATCGTATGAAACAGAATAACTTAAATGATGAAGCATACATGCGTACTGGTAACACCACTGTTCGTTACCAAGCGATTAATGAATCTATTATTGGTCGTCTTGCTTCTTCTGTAAATAGTTCAGTTACCAGTATTTCATTAGTAGATGCTAGTCGTTTTCCCTCTAGTGGTGTTGTTTTAATAGAAAATGAAGTTATCACTTATACAGGTAAAACTGGAAACACTTTAACAGGATGTACTCGTGGTGCATCGTTCCAATTATTTGCTGGTGGTGTAAATCGTTCATTCACTGGCGGTGCTGCTGCCTCACACGCTGTAGGTAACTTCTTCCAGTCTGTAACTTTTATTGGTTGTACTGCAACTCCAGCTCTAAATCACTGGGGTTCTTCTTACATCATGGATGGTGGTTTTGACATTGATCGTGGATACTACTTCAACTATGCTGCTTTGAGTGAAGCGATCTCAACTGGTAAAGCACAAACAGCATTCTTATTGAGATTAGCACCTTCTGTATCTAATTCTATTTCTGGTAATCTTGGTGATAGAGATTTGGTTAATAGATCGCAGCTGTTACTACAAAAATTACAAGTTCAATCTAACAAATCTGTTCAAGTTTATGGAATTTTAAATCCAAGTAATATTGATGCAGCTGCATTAGATTGGACATCAGTCAATACTCAGGCATTAGGTTCTCAACCTTCATTCGCTCAGATTTCAACAACTACTACGGTAGCAGCAAATCCAGGTGAACAGATTTTCTCTACACTAGGTCAGCCAGATGGATTCTCTGAGATTGACTTATCAGACTTGAAAGAATTATCTAACTCTGCGATTGGTGGATATTCAAACTTCCCAGATGGTCCCGATGTACTAGCTATTGTTGTTAGAAATATTCCTACAGGAGTTACTACATTCAAGATTACAGCTTCTGGTAGTTCTTCATATACTATCAATGAAGCGTTAGATAGACCACTAACATTGTATCGTGGACAAACATATACTTTTGAAGTTAATGCTAGTGGACATCCATTCCATATTCAGACGCAAAGTGGTGCATATAGTCAAGCTGCATTATATACAACTGGTGTTACAAATCCTGGACAGGAAAACGGAACAATAACCTTTACAGTTCCATTAAGTGCCCCAGATACTCTGTACTATGTCTGTCAATATCACTCAGCGATGGCAGGAACTATTACTGTTCTAGATGCACCAACAGCCAATGTCAACTTGAACTTATTCTGGTCAGAAGCTCAAGCATAAATATACAAAAAGAGGAATTTTAAATGGCAACCCAAGTACAATTTAGAAGAGGTACGACAACCCAGAATAATGCTTTCACTGGAGCAGTAGCGGAAATTACATACGACACAGAAGTAAAGACGCTTAGACTCCATGATGGCACAACTGCAGGTGGTGGTGCTGTTGTTGCAACTTTGGGTGCAACTCAAACTTTTGTTAATAAAACACTATCTACTGGCTCTGCTTGGCAAGGTAATGCTGTAGCACTAGGTTATGGTGGTACTGGATCTTCATTAACTGCCGTTCAAGGTGCTGTTGTTTATTCTGGTTCTTCTGGAATGGCGATGGGTGCTGCGGGAACTTCTGGACAAGTATTAACTTCTGGTGGTACTTCTGCTCCTGTTTGGGTCAATTCTTCTGCTCTTACTGTTGGTACAGCAACTTCAGCAACCACTGCTTCTAACATCTTGGGTGGTTCTGCTGGTTACTTGATGTATCAGATTGATACAAACCAAACTGGATTTATTTCTCCAGGTGCCAATGGATATGTTCTTAAGTCTACTGGTGCTTCTACTGCTCCATCTTGGGCGTCACCTGATATTACTGTTGGTACAACTACAATTTCTATCGGTGGTTCTTCAACTTCAGTTGCTGGTCTTACTGCGATTGATGCCACTTCTGGTGCTACAAGTTTCTTTGCTACACCAACTAGTCCAGCTTTATTTGCAGCTGGTACTGCAGTAACGATTGGTGCAGCTACTGGCACTCTTACTGTAAATAATGCTTCTTTAGTTCACAACTCTACTGCAGGAACTAAGGTTGCGGTAGGTACTACTGCTCAGCGTCCTACTGGTGCGACTGGTATTATCCGTTACAATACTGACCTCGCTTCATTCGAAGGTTATGCAGCTTCTGCTTGGGCATCACTAGGTGGTGTTAAGTCTGTTGACGGCTACACATTCATTCGTGCAGAAACTTCTGCTGGTGCTTCTAATGGCGAATTAGAATTCTATGTTGAAGCAGCAAATGGCACATCAAGCACTAAAGCTGGTGGCTGGACTAAAGATGCTCTTACTGTTGCCAACAACTTGATCGTTACTGGTAATGTAACAGTCAACGGCACTACAACTACTACAAATTCAACAACAGTTACTGTTGATGACCCAGTCATTACTCTTGGTGGTGATGCTGCTCCAGCTTCAGATGATAACAAAGATCGTGGTGTTGAATTCAACTACCATAACGGCACTTTGCCTAAAGTTGGTTTCTTCGGTTTCGATGATTCAACTGGTGAGTTTACTTTCATTCCAGACGCAACAAACACTTCTGAAGTGTTCAGTGGCACTGCTGGTGCTGCTCGTTTTGGTAATACAAATGTAGCAACTTTAGATACTTCTGGTATTGTTAATATCAACGATACAACTCAATCTACTGTATATACTAATGGTGCGTTGGTTGTAGATGGTGGTGCTGGTATCGCTAAAGATCTTCGTGTTCATGGAACAATCTATGCTGGTGGCGATGGTGTTATCGCTGGTAACATTGCCATTACTGGTAACTTGACTGTTAATGGTACTACAACTACAACATCTACTGCTAATAGCGGTTATGGTGCTGCTTTGATTCAGTTGAACTATAATGAAACTGGATTGTTGACTGATAATGGTAAAGACATTGGTATTGAATTCGACTACTATAAAACTTCAGCTAAGAAAGGATTCTTGGTTTGGAAGAACAGCAATTCCGTACTAACATACTACTCTGATGCTTCGGTCACTGCTGAAGTAGTTAGTGGAACTGTTGGTGACGCCAAGTTTGGTGGCTTGGAATTGGTTGGCGATTTAGCAGTGAATGGTGGTGACATAACTACTTCTTCAACTGGAACTGCAACAGTATTTAATTCTAACGCTACAACCCTAAACATGGGTGCTGCAGCGACTACGGTAAACATCGGTGCTGCGACTGGCACTCTAACTTTAAACAACGCAAGCACAGTTACTGCTGGTGACTTGTCTGTTAATGGTGGTGATTTATTAACTAATCAAACTACTGCGACTCTGTTCAATACTACTGCTACTACATTGAGTATCGGTGGTGCTGCAACTACACTAGATCTCGGTGCTGCGACTGGCACTTTAACTATCAATAATGCTTCTTTAGTTCACAACTCAACTGGTGCTACTAAAATTGCTGCAGGTACTTCTGCTCAGCGTCCAGGTACTCCTGCTGTTGGTCAGATTCGTTACAACAGCGATATTTCTTCTTTTGAAGGATATGCTTCTGGTAGTTGGGCTTCACTTGGTGGTGTTAAATCTGTAGATGGTTTAACTTATATCCTTGCAGAATCTTCTGCTGGTGCGTCTAACGATGAGTTGGAGTTCTATACTGCAACTGATGCTTCCACCACTGCTAAACGAGGTGGTTGGAATGCGACTCGTTTGCTAGTTTCGAATACTACAGCGTCCACTACTGCGTCTACTGGTGCATTGGTTGTAACTGGTGGTGTTGGTATCGGTGGTGCTCTGTTTACTACTGGAAACATCACTTCTGCTGCAGATATTATTTCTAACTCAGATAGAAGAATGAAATCTGATATCCAACCAATCACAAGTGCGTTGGAAAAAGTACAAGCTATCACTGGTGTTACTTTCATTAAGACTGGTGTGGAAAAAAGAACAGCTGGTGTTATTGCTCAAGATGTGTTGGCAGTTCATCCAGAAGTTGTTCACGAGAACGAAGATGGTATGCTTTCTGTTTCATACGGAAACATGGTTGGTTTGTTAATCGAAGCAATCAAAGAACAACAGCAACAAATCAACGAATTAAAAGCAAAGTTAGGAAACTAATATGGCAATCCCAACAAGTAGAGAAACATTAAAAGATTATTGTCTACGAGAATTGGGCGCACCTGTTCTCGAGATAAATGTGGACGATGATCAACTTGAAGATCGTATTGATCAGTCATTAGACTTTTGGAGACTATACCACTACGATGGTATTGAAAAAGTTTATCTCAAACATCAAATTGCTGCTGGCTCTTTAGAAATTACTGGAGTGAACGCAGCTTCTTTTACAGTTGGTGATACTGTTACTGGTGCTACCAGTGGAGCAAAAGCAAAACTATATTCTGGAGCAGATACTAATACTTTAAAAATTGCTCGTGTAACTGGGGTATTTGTTGCTGGTGAAACTGTTTCAGATGAACACGGCAATACTGCAACTTTAGCTGCAACTAATTTTTACACACCTAGTGATATTGAAAACGGATATGTTCCAATAGCAGATTCTGTATATGGTATCATTCGTGTTCTTCCTTTGTTCTCTAGCCAATCAAGTTCAAGAAACATTTTTGACTTACAGTATCAATTAAGATTAAACGATTTATACGACTTGGCTAGCACTTCAATCATTTACTATACAACTGTTATGCAACACTTGGCGACATTAGACTTAGTTCTAAATGGTCGTCCAATCTATCGTTTTAATAGATTACAGAACAGATTATTTCTAGACATTGATTGGAAAGACGCTAACAAAGTTGACATTGGTCAATTTTTAATCATTGAAGCGTATCGTGCTCTTGATCCAACTGAATTCACTAGAGTTTGGAACGAACCATGGTTGAAGAAATATGTAACTGCTCAGTTCAAAAGACAATGGGCTACCAACATTAAAAAGTTTAGTGGTATTCAACTTCCTGGAGGAGTTACTTTAGACGGAGATAAATTATATGATGAAGCAAAAAGCGAAATAGAAGATTTGGAAAATGAATTACAAAACAAATCTGCTCCACTAGATTTTTTCATGGGATAAATTGTGGCACGAAATGTATACTTTTCTCATGGTACTAAAGACGAACAATATCTCATTGAAGATTTGATCGTAGAATCCCTGCAAATATATGGGCAGGATTTTTATTATATTCCAAGAAAGTTAGTAGCTAAGGATGATATCCTTGGTGAAGATCGCCTCAGCGAATTCAAGACAGCATATCCAATAGAAATGTATTTAGAAAATGTTGATGGTTTCGAGGGACAGGGTGCGTTCGTACAGAAATTTGGTTTAATGATGGAGCAGTCTGCCACATTAACAGTTGCTCGTCGTAGATGGGATCAACTAGTTGGTAGATTCGGTCAGACTCAATTACCAATCAGACCATGTGAGGGAGATTTACTTTACTTCCCACTAACAAAAGGTTTGTTTGAAATCAAATTTGTAAAACATCAAGATCCATTTTATCAGTTGGGTAAACTTTATGTTTATCAGTTACAAGTTGAATTGTTCCAGTATGCTTCTGAACATATTGATACTGGTGTTAAAGAAATAGATGTATTTGAAACTCTAAAATCTTACGATACTGAATATACAAGAAATGCTACAGGTTCATTAACTAAAGTGACTATCACTCAAGCTGGTTCTGGATATAACGCAGTACCTTCGGTTACAGTTACTGGTGGTAGTGGTTTAGAAGCTAATCAGACAGCAAGACTATCTACTACTCTAACCAATGGTTCAGTTTCTGCTATGAATATTTTAGATGTTGGAACTGGATACGATTCTGCTCCAACTATCGTAATAGGTAATCAATGGGCAGCATCAACTGCATTGCTAACAAATTCTCAAGTGTTCCATCTAACTAAATTGTATACAGTTACTGTTGGTGGAACAACTGGTTCTACCGCTCCAACTCATTCTACTGGTGCTGTCGCAAATGGAACTGCTACATTAACATATGTTGGTTTAGCAGCAAAGGCTACTGCTTCCATCGAACCAAACGCAGACTTGCCACAATCATATGGCGATAACACTAAATTTAAATCAGAAGCTACTGATCTTTTATTTGATACAAATAATCCGTTCGGAGATGTACAATAATGCTTAACATACCTCCATTTTATCACGGATTAACAAGAAAGGTTATTGTTGCCTTTGGATCTCTTTTTAGTAATATTAAGATCGAGCGAGCAGATAACGATGGAACAGTACAACAAACTGTTGTAGTTCCACTAGCATACGCACCGAAAGAAAAGTGGTTAGTTCGTATTGAACAAGATCCTACCTTGGAAAGAAATGTTTATACAACTCTACCAAGAATGTCTTTTGAAATAACTGGTATGTCTTATGACGCCCAACGAAAAGTTGGTCGTATGAATAAAATTACTTGCTATAAGACTAATGGAACTAGCCCTGCTACTCTGAGTCAGCAGTATGCTCCAGTTCCATATAACATTGATATCTCTCTTTATGTTTTAACCAAAACTCAAGAAGATGGATTACAAATTGTTGAACAAATTCTACCATTTTTCACTCCAGAATTTACATTAAGTTTAAATGCTATTCCAGATATGAATGTTGTGTTAGATGTTCCTATTATTTTACAAAGTGTGAATGTTCAAGATGACTACGATGGAGATTTTCAAACTCGTAGATTTGTAACATACACTTTAAACTTTACTCTGAAGGCTAACTTCTTTGGACCAGTTGGGACTAATGGACCAATTAAAACAGTTTACATCGATAAACTTACTACTCCGAATAAAAAATATACTGCCACTGGAGATTTTGAAACTGGAACTATATCAGAACATTGGAATGATGCGTTTTAACTATGGCTGAAATATATAATGCAAACCCCAATTTAAAAGCAATCGGTGTATCTGTTCAGTTCACACCTGAACAGGTGCAAGAATATATTAAGTGTAAAAACGATTACATTTATTTTATCGAAACTTACTGTCAGATCGTTTCTCTGGACAAAGGTTTAATTCCTTTTAAACTTTATGAATGTCAGAAAAAGAAACTAAAAATCATTCATGACAATCGTCGTGTGATTCTTATGGAAGGTCGTCAGCAGGGTAAGACTACAACATCCGCTGCCTATATTCTTTGGTACACTATTTTTAATGACGCAAAGAATGTCGCTATTTTGGCGAACAAAGCAACTGCTGCACGAGAGGTTCTTGCTCGTTATCAGGTAATGTATGAGGGGCTACCAATTTGGATCCAGCAAGGTGTTAAGTCTTGGAACAAAGGTGATGTGGAACTAGAAAATGGATCTAAAGTTTTCACAGCTGCAACTTCAACTTCTGGTATTCGTGGTAAATCTGTTAACTTACTTTATGTAGACGAAACTGCGATCATTCCAAACACTGTTGCCGAACAATTCTTTACATCCGTTTACCCTACTATTTCTGCTGGTGAAACAACAAAGATTCTGCTAAGTTCAACACCACTCGGTTATAACCACTTCTGGAAATTCTGGAACGATGCCGAAAACGGCAAGAATGGTTTTGTAAACTGTTTCATTCCATACTGGGAAATTCCAGGTCGTGATGAGAAATGGGCTGCAGAACAAAGAGCAGTTCTTGGCGATCTCAAATACAATCAAGAGGTTCTTTGTAAGTTTCTTGGATCCGCTCTTACTTTGGTTAATTCAGATACCATTGCAATGTTATCTCCATCCTATCCAGTCTATAAGAAAGATGGATTAGATGTTTACGAAGAGCCAGTTTATGAGATGGAAACAGGGAAGTTTGATGACAAGGGTAACCCAATCTTTAAACCACCTCACTCTTATGTAATTATTGCCGATGTGGCTGCTGGTGTTGGTGGGGACTACTCTGCGTTTTCAGTTATAGATATCACAGAAGCTCCATATAGACAAGTGGCGAAATATAGGAAAAACGATATCTCTCCTCTGCTATATCCGAATATTCTATATAAAGTAGCTAAGGATTACAACCAAGCCTACATTTTGATTGAGATAAATATAAGTGAGCAGGTTGCTTCAATCCTACATCAAGATTTAGAATATGAGAATATTTTATTCGTGAATAGAAATTCCCAAGGTCAAACAGTATCGGGTGGCTTTGGAGGGGGTAAAACCCAATTAGGTGTCGTAACGGATAGAAAAGTTAAAAGAATCGGTTGTATGAACTTTAAGAC